ACCTGAGCGCGACCGTATTTGTCCAGCTCGTTCAATGCGATTTCTAGATTTTCCTTTTTCGCCTGCGTCAGCGCGCCCTTGTAGCGCTTGAGTTTTTCAGGTCGAACTAGGAACACTTCAACGGGTTTAGGCATGTCGCACCATTACAGTATCTGCGGCATAGGCCTTGCCAGCGATCGCGAACACCGGCACTTTCACCGACGCCTTCACTCCGTCATGAATCCCGCCACGATGTAGAGCATCGATGACGCCCAGCTCGTCGCCGTCGAGCGTCTCCGCTACCAGGCCAACGGGATCGACGTAGGGCAACGCCTTGGTCTCGGCCGGGTATTCCCGCTCAATGCGATTCACCCATGCCTGCCCAGCGTCGCCGCCCCACAGCAGCCACGCAATGTATCCGGGTGACGGGTTATCGTCGTTGCCGAAGTCCTCGGCCTGCTTGTCGACTTCGTGACGAGCGAAATAGCTCAGCATCCGATTGATGGTCTCTGGCGGGATGCGCTTGCCGTTCGAGAGATCGCGCGCGCGAGCAACGCCGACCATCGTGCCACCACGCCCGAATTCCTCGCGAAGCTTCAGGCCTTTTTCTGCTGCGCGCTGCACTGCCTGCGGAGGCGTCCATGGATCATCGATCGACGTGTCAACGGCCTTCACGACCGGCAGATTGTCCACTGCGTCATTCGTCGTCGGCTTTGACTCAGCACTGCCGAGCAGCTTATCCACTGCGCTCGTTCGGCGGCGCTTCGGCATCGTCGCGCCATTGGATTCAATGATCGTCATCGCGTCCGTGAGGCGCTTCTTGAGACGATCGCGCAATTTGCCGATGCGTTTCTTGAGCCTGTCGTCCGCGTTTGCCTCGGCTTCGTCAAGCCGCGCAATGTCCTCGGTCATCGACGCTTCAACTTCGCGCGCCTTTGACACACGACGATCCATCATGCGCTTTTTTGCTTCAGGTGTTGTCGCGCGTTTACGCTTCGGAGTCGATGCCGCCGATTCGCCTGAGCCCTTCGGCGCGAACTGTCCGCCCTTGCGCTCTACCTTCGCTTCGTCAAATGCGCCGTCGGCCTTCGCGGCATCTTCGCCGAGGATGGCGTCGATTTCTGCGTCGATTTCACCTTCCTCGGCGTCGAATGCATCCATCTCGTCGTCGACTACTTCTTCGTCTTCTTCTTCTTCGGCTTGTAATGTCCCGGCATTTTCGATCACCTCCTTTTGTGGATTCTGCGTCAGCAGCGCGGCTACTTGTTCATCCGTGAGATTCGGCGCAGCGATTCGCAGCAGCGTCGCCGCAGCGGACGCAGTGATGGCACCAGCGGCAAACGACTGCATGATCGCCATGAGCGGCGCAGGATCGGCGACCACGTCAGCTTGAGACGCTTCCATCATGATGCGATCGGCGGCAACGTCGTCGCTCTTCTCAAGCCCGGCAATATCGCGCGCTTCGTTCACGCTGGCGAGGTTCGACGCATTGAGCGCAATCGCACGCTGCACGCGAGAATCATTGTCCTCGCGCATCGCTGGAATCTGCGACAAGTCATGCTCGAAGTAGAGCCCGGCGCGCTGCGTGTCTGGCCATTCGGCGTGCAGCAGACTGTAGGTGAGTTCCTCCGCGATGAAGGCGCACTCGTCGACCGCGAACAGATCCCACAAGCTGCGCATCTGCACGCTGGCGTTTGCCAGCACTGACGCATCACGGAAGTCACCAGCTGCCGCCGGAGGCACGCGATACGGAGCCATGATCTCCTTGGCGATTCGGTGCATACGCTCTTCACGCTGCATCTCCGAGCTGCTGAATGCATCACCGCGCCAGTCGAAGCCGGCCGATACGTGCATGTCGCGTCCTGCGTTGTTCGGATTTTTGCGCCAGCGATCCCACTCGGCGCGAGCACGATCGAAATCAGCCTGGATTGTTTGCGGAGGGTGAATGACCATTCCGCCCTTCTGCCCGCCACGCCTGTCGATGCTGGCCTGCGCCGTGTCTGCGAGGTTGTAGCGGTTGATGGCGTCGAGCGCCACGCTAGTCGGGCTGTCCGCCTCCACGTCGCCTTCGAGCGAAGGGTAATTGATGTCGATCACATCGGCGCGCGGGATGAGCGTGTTCGTCGGCAACCACGTGAAGCCCCTGATCCACTCGCGCGAATCTTCTTCGATTTCAAGGAAGTTCATCGGCAGAATGTACAGCTCTTTCACGCCAGCGCCGACGCCGCGCACTTTTTGGATGATGCATCGACCGTGAAGACTCAGCTGCTGCTCAATGCCGCGCCGAAACGATCGTGCGTTCAGGTTCACGGGATTCACGACCTGCAACAGGTCGAGCACCGGATGATCTTCGATTTCCTGCTTTTCGTCGCCGACGCCGCGGTAAAGCTTCATTGGCGCTTGAGCAACAGCAGCCATGCGCGCCTGCACGCAGTTGTAGGCCCAGACGTTGTGCTTCACCGCGCCGATGCGACCAGTCGGTGAGTCGCCGTATTCGCCACTCTCCGAGACTGTGTCGGTGTTCCAGACGTTGCCCCACCATGCAGGCTTCTGCAGCGCTTTGGCGGCAATGCCGTCGTCGCCGCGTCCGAAGATTCGATCAATGATCCCCATAAGTTATCCTCCGAACATCGGCATGTTTCCGCACGCTGTCCATGCGAGCGCTAGGCTCATTACCGTGTCATCATGCACGCCATCAGGCGCGCCGTATCGCATTTGACCGCTGGGGAGGCGTTCACCTTCGTACGCTTCGAGTTCGTCAATCAGCGTCTTGTCGTCGTAGATCGCAATCGAGCGATGGTCGAATGCTGCCGCAAGCGCTTCGATGATCGCTGCCTTGCTGGTGTTGCTTGTGTTGAAATCTCGCACGCGAATGCCCTCCGCTCGCAGCATGTCGTTGTTTGGCTTGCCCATCGCGTTGCTTTCAGCGACGATCATGTAGACGCCGAAGCGCTCACACGTTGCAGCAATTCGCGCGCGTTGCAGGCTGTATTCTGTGTTGGTGAATCTGTCGATGAACACCACTTCGCGCGTCACCTGGTCTACGATCGTCAGCACGGTGTAGTCACCGCTCAGCGCCCAGTCAAGCCCGGCAACGTACGTGCGATCCTGCACCGGCGCGTCAATCTTCACCGAGCGCACAGCGTCGCGCACACCGCGGAACACGCCTCCGCCATCGTCGACGAATTCGGCCATCCACTCTTGCCGGAACGTGCGATCACTGACGGCTTCCCGCGCGCGCTCAAATGCGTCCTTGATTTGCGGATTCGGATTGTCCGACGTCGGCGCTTGGAAGCTGGCGATGCGATCCGTGTGACGCTGTCCGCGCAGCCACTCGCGATAGAACCAGTTGCGGCCGTGAGGCGTTGAAATCAGAACGGCAGTGCCTCCGCGATCCGCAAGCGTCGGCTGGATTACGTCAGTCCACGATTCTTCAGACACGCGGCTTGCCTCGTCGATGATGACGACGTCAAACGCCATGCCGCGCATTGAATCGGGATTGTCGGCGCTGTAGACAGACAGGCTTCCACCAGACGGGAAAATGATCTCGCGCTCCGACCTGCGCACGGTGAGACGATTCGCGATAGGCGCAATGGCGCGCTCAGCACTTCGCCACAATGGACGGCTGTTGCGATACGTTGGCGCGATCCATGCGACGTGTCCTCCCATGTCGGCGCAGGTGAGAGCGTAGACTGATGCCATGAACGACTTACCCCAGCGTCTCCCCATCGCTACTATTTTCGTTCGTGCTGGATGAACGATTATCCGCGTTTGATCGGGACGCAATGGCGGCAACTGCGGCTGTGTGGTTGAAGACGTTACTTGTAATCTTGATTGCTTCGCCATCGCGCCCCGTCATCTCCTGCTGCACACGATCTGAATATCCCTTCCGCGTCTTCTCGTACCATACGATCGCGCCGAGGTTTCCCTTCTTGATTAGCGACATGAGCCGAGACGACACAGCGGCATGAGCGCGAGCACGACCAGTTTTCATGGCTTCCGCAAATTCCGCAGTATCCTTTTTGCGACGCTGAATCGTGTCCAGTGAAACACCAAGACGTGCTGCGACTTCCGACTCGTTCAAGCCTTCCGCAGCAGCTTCTTCCACGTCCCGCAAGTTAAGTTCAATCTTCTTCCTTCCCGCCTTCATGTTCCACCACTCCAACGCGCAATGCTACTTCGT